CCCGGCGGGCACCGGCTGCCGCGCCTCGGCGGCGAGCTCGAGGACGGCGAGGCCGCGGGATAGGGGCCGGCGGGTACGCTGCGCGCGTGCCGCGCTCCGCCCGCCTGTCGCCCCTCCGCGCTCGACCGACCCCCGCCGCTGCGCCGCGGCGCGACGCCGGCTACCAGATCGACCCGCTGGCCGGCGTCGCGCCGGACAACGGGACAAATACGGTCGTAAACGTGCTAACCGGCCTCGGCATGCGCGGGGCCGACGCGAGCGTTTACGACCAATTCCGGCGGCCGCGCAGCCTCGGCGACCTCGAGGTCGAGGGGCTACTTACTAACGCGCTCGGCAAGCGGATCGCCGACCTGCCGGCCTACGAGGCGACCCGCGAGGGTTTCACGCTCCGCGCGACGCGGTCGCCCAACGAGCTCGTCGCGGCCCGGGTCGCGCAGTATGTCGCCGAGCGCTCGGCCGAGCTCGACCTGCTCGGCTCGCTGCGCCGGGCGCGCTACTACTCGCGCGGCTACGGCTCGGCGCTGCTCGTGCTCGGGACCGAGGACGCCGTCCTGCGCGACGCCGACGGCAGGCCGTGCGGGCTCGACCTGGCCGGCCCGCCGCAGCCGGGGGCCCGCGTGCTCTGGCTCGGGGTATACGACTCGCGCTGGTGGCGCGTGCTCGCGTACGGGCGGCCCTGGTCGCCGCGCTTCCGCCAGCCGATCGCGTACGCGCTGCGCCACGCCGACCACCCCGACGTCGAGGCGGACTACCGGCCGTGGGGCACGACGCGCGGTCGCGGCTCGGTCCCGTCGCAATTCGCCGGCGAGGCGCCGGTCCACGGGATGCGCGCCTGGCGCGACTCGACCTCCGACGGTTATTCCATCTTCGACGGCCTGGCGCGCGACCTCGCGCGCCTGCTCGCCGGCGCCAAGGGTGCCGAGCAGGCGATCTCCAATTTCGCGGTCGGCGCGTACAAAATCAAGGATCTGTATGAAAAAGCGCGCCGGGACGAGGCCGGCCTCCGCGAGCATATCGAGGCGGTCGATAGCGCAAAGTCGTTCATGAACGCGCTGATCCTGGACAAGGACCGCGAGGAATTCGAGTACAAGATCGCGCCCCTGTCCGGAGTCGGGGAGACGGTAAATAGCCTCGGCTATCTGCTCTCGGCTGCGACCGGGATCCCCATGACCCTGCTTTTCGGCATGAGCCCCGGGGGATTCTCCGGCGGCGAGTCGGAGGAGCGGAATTGGATCGGCTACGTCCGCAGCGTGCAGCGCGAGCTCGAGCGCGGCGCGCGGCGCGTGATCGACGCGCTGGTCGCAGAGTTTGCGGCGGCTCACCCCGACGTCCTGCCGAGCGCGGAGGCGTACGAGTACGAGATCGCCTGGCGCTCGCTGGTCGTGCTCACCGCGCAGGAGGAGGTCGACATGCGCGCGAAGTGGGCCCTCTACATCGAAAACCTCGTGAAGAACGGTATTGTCCAGCCGCGCGAGGTGCGCGCGTCGGCCTTCGGCGGCGACTCCTGGACGCCCGAGGTCGCGCTCGACAAGTCCCTCGACGAGGACCAGGCCCGCGCGCAGGCGAACCTCGGCGCGGGCGAATTCGCGTCGGCCCTCGCGCTGGTGCAAGCGTACTATGCGCCGGGGTCTGTGATCCCCGAGCGGGCGGCTCGCGCGCTGCTTTCAACCGCCGACCCCGCCCTGCTAAACGTCGCAGACCTGATCATCCTGCCGCGCACCGCCGCCGAGGCCGCGAGCAAGGACCCGAGCGCCGAGGAGCTCGCGAACATCGCCGCGGGCGTAGAGCCCGCTGCGGCGGCCGCGGCCGAGCCCGCCGCTCCGCCGCCTGGCGAGGACGGCCCGGCCCCCGCCGAGGACGCCCCTGCCGCGACCTGGCTGCCGGCCCCCGCGTGCGCCGAGCGCTGCGGCTGCAGCGCCGCGGCCGTCAAGCGCCTCGCGGTCGAGGGCCTCGTCGCCTCGCGGCCCGGCGGCCCGCGCGGGGCGCGCCTCTTCTGCCTGGAGCACGTGCAGGAATACCTCGAGGGCGCGACCCGCGATCGGACGGCGCAGGAGTCCGACGAGCTCGCGGCGCTGGTCGACCCGTACCCCGGCGAGCACGCCGCCCGCCAGGCGGACCCGAGCGACTTCGCGCGCTTCCGCCGAAAGACCATCGCGCCCGGGGTCGCGCTGATCTACGGGCGGCGCAGCGGAGCGGGCGCGGGGTGGGAGGTGCAGTCCGTGCGGCTGTCGGCCGAGCGGTACACCGCCGCCGAGGCGCGCGAGTGGCTGCGGGAGCACGACTTCGGGGCGAGCGACTTCGAGCCAGCCGAGGACCGCGCCGAGGCCGAGGCCGGCCGCGCCGCTGCGGCGCGCGCCGACGCGCTGGCCGTCGCCGACCTGCTGCTGCTCGAGGACGAGGTCGAGGCGCGCGCCGACGCCGATCTCTCCGAGGAGGAGCGCAAGGAGCGCGGGCGCGACTTCCGCCGGCTGGTCAATATGACCCCCAGCGAGATCCGCGCCCACGCCGAGACCGAGTGCAGCCGGCGCGCGTCGATCAAGCGCGAGACCGTGATCGCGCGCGTGCTGCGGCTGCTGGAGACGCCGCAGGGCGAGTGGACGCCGCGCGACTGGACCGACGCGGGCAAGGTCGTGGGCTACATCGCGCGCGCCAAGGAGATCCGCGCCTCGCGCCCCTCCTCGAAAGACTGCGCCAAGCCGACGAATACCTACGCCCTCATGAATTGGGGGCATAACCCCGACAAGTAGGCGAGGCCGCGGAGGCTTGCGCGGCGCTCGCCGCGCCTTAGCTTGCTCGGCCGCATGGCTGACCGCTTCTACTTCCTCGCCGCCTACTCCCACCAGCCCAACAAATTCGCGCCCGCGCAGGCCGCGGCCGTCGTGACCTTGTCGACCGCAACCGACTTCGCCGCCCGCACGGCCGAGGCTCGTACGCTCTCCGAGCGCCTCGCCATGCTCGCGTGCGGTTTCCGGGCGGCGGCCCCCGCCGAGCTCCTCGCGGTCGAGGCTCCCTGCCTCCTGGCGCGCGAGGGGCGGACGGTCGCCGACGACCTGGCCGCGCTGTCTCGCCTGCTCGGCGAGGGGGTCCGGGTCGAGGCGGTCGCCCTGGTCCTGGCCGGCGCGCCGAGCGCTTGACGCGGCGCCGCGGCTGCGGGATGATGCCGCGCGATGCACCCGAAATTCTCCGATATCCCCGAGCTTCCCGACGGCAAATTCGCGCGCTGCGAGCGCGAGGTCGTCCGCTTCGACCTGAACGGGGGGCAGGGCCCCCACCTGCGCCTCGTGCTCTGCGGCAAGCGCGGGCACGCCGCCGGCCGCCAGTTGCCCGAGGCGCAGCTCGAGGAATTCGACGGGCGCGACGCGCTCGACGTCGAGCGCTGGCGCCCCTTCGACCCCAGAGGGCGGGTCGACCTCGCCGGCCTCCTCGCCCACCTCTACCTGGCCCTGACCGGCCGGGCGCTCGCGTGCAAGCTCCCCGAGCGCTGCAGCCGGCCCGACGACCTCCTCGC